CTAAGGCCTTTCATGACCTCTTTAACGCCTACGACCTCTGTTGGCATTTTTAATCTCCTTAGCTCTATCGGATAATACTTGTACTATTGCCCGATACATTTCTGAGTCCATATTGATAAACTCGCTAGGCGGTATTCCAGTTTCGATAGCAAGTTGAGCAATACTATAGAAAACAGAACTCCGCTCTACTATTTTTTTTCTTCGTCTAATACCTCGACAGTTTCTAGGCTGTCTATAAACTCTGCATTAAATAAAGGTACTTGTGCGCCAGATCTGCGTAAGCACTCCCAAGCAAGGTAAAATATGTGGGTTTGCTGTTCATGCTCACGCAACATCTTAGAAATTCCTGCGCCATACTTCAACTCGAAAGCGTATTCGACACCTGGTGTTATCTTGTGCTCTGTGACTTCACCAGTAGCCCTAGTAATCTTTAGCTTTGCCATTATTACTCCTTAATTAGAACGGAACTGAAGACGATACTGTTACTGCGGAGTTTAGCGTAAAGGTAACGCTGCTACTTGCAATTTCTGAGACGCCACCAGTACCCAGTGGGGTAAGGTTGTTGACCAAGATTGAAAATTGATAAGTAGGGTTAGCAGCTGAAACTGTAGTTCCCTTAACTGTAATTACTGATACAGATAAAGTCTGACCAAATGCAGCATTTAAGGTTTGCATTACATCGGCAGAATCCCAGTCGTTGAGAAAGTCGATGGTAAATGAACCAGATGACAGGCCCTGCACGAAGCGATGTGCGGAATCTGACATTGTTGTGATTTCTAGTTCGTCTACAATTTGATTGATAACAGCGCTTGTAACAAGATCGCTAATATCGACAGATGGTGTAGTAGGCGCAGCGGCAGTAGCCAATTTAACGCCTACTTTGTTATTTAGATATATGGCCATTGTTATTCCTCTTCTTTCTTAGGTTGTGCTTTTTCTTTTGGTGCTTCTTTTATTTGGCCTGTCTTAATTAAGAAGGCTAAATCATTTGCTTCACTCATTTTAACTCCAGCTCGTTAGGATTGATACTGTTATTTCAGACACCAATAAATCGCCACTTTGAGCGCTTACGATTGCTGGAGCCGAAATGCTTGATATGTTAAGTGTTAGGGCTGACGCTTCTAACTTTTTTACTACGGCTACTATGTAATCTTCCATACCAGCCAAGTTACCCTGGTTATCTAACGCAGGTTTAGTAATTAAAATTCTAAAGTTTGCTAAAGGTAATACTGTTACATGATCGTTATTGCTTGGTACGATGTAAGGATCGCCAGGGGTGATTGCTACTGCATTGGCAAGTAATGTAGCTGGTGGAAATGCAAAGACTGACCACACGCCAGCATTAGTAAGATCTGTGGCTAGTGTGCTACGTAGTGTGGTAATCGCAGCTGGCATATTAACCTACCAGTGATGCTGGACTTGAATACGGCTGGATGAGGCCACGCACTCGGTTAATCAGCTGATAACCCATCCGATAAGGGCTAGCACTGACCCCATCCATGCCTACCCCACCAGTCTGGCTCACTTGTCTTGCTTGCCAGATGTCCACTGCAATTATCATCGCAGCTTCTCGTATTGCAGGGGTGCTCGCATAAGATTGGGTCTTGTGTTCTGGGCCTCTTGCGTTGCCATAAGGGACTACTTTGTGAAATTTTTGATCTGCAGCTGTTACTGCAAATTGTACAAATGAATAACCATTAGGATAATTTACATTACCCCAGTTGTACATAAATAATGGGATAACGCTTGTAGTGCCTGTGCTTGGCGGAATAGTGCCAGTAATTGTGTGAGTACCATTAAATGGTGTGCCACAGGCGGTTACAGTAATTTGCTGAGTTGCTACAAATGCGTTTGGATTAGCCAGCATTAATGTTGCTACATTGTCTTGGACTGCTGTGCCAACTACTGGGGCATCATTATGCCATAAATATTCACCGATTAAGTCTTCTGCGGTTTGACAAACTTCTTCTACTGTTGCATCGGAGTAGAGTGAACCAATACCAAGATTTGCCCTTAACTCGGCTGTTGTAACAAACGTTGCTGGCATCTCTACTCCTTTGCTAATAGCTCTGTGGGGCTAGGGCTACTAAACCCCACAGATTACTGATTTGATTTAATTAAGGTGTTGCTGCGAACTTGATGATTCCGTAAGGCATTTTGGCGATTGTTGCCATAAAGCCATAAATTGCTACCTGTACTTGTAGGTTTGATACTACGTTTACTGACATGTAAGCCTGTGGGCTGCGATATACAGTAAATGCCTCTGGTGCAATAATTACAGCTGAGTTATCATCAAATGCAGTCTGTGAGAAGTTCTTGTCTACGTATAGATCAAGTCCTAATACATTTCCACGAATTGAAGAAGGTCGTACATCTCCGCCTGCGTTCATTGGCTGAATTGCGTTGTAAATTGGTCGACCTGTGTTATCAAGTGCGCCCATCAAAGCTTGCCATTGTGCTGGGTTGCCGATGTAGTTCTGTGCAAAGTAGCCAGTGTTCTTGTAAACAGCTGCTGCTGCTTGTGCTGTATAAGCAACGATTCCATCGCTATCTGCTGATACTGCTGATGCTGATGTTCCTGCGGCTAACAATGCTGTTAGTGCGGCAGTGTCAATAGTTGTCAAATAAGCATTTTGTAATTGCTGTGTTAACTCTGCATAGAAGTTTGGATCAGATCTTTCTAAAAGCTCTATGCTGAGCGTGTTCATGCCACTGAACTTTTGGACTGTTCCGCTAAGATAAGCAGTTTCCATGCCAGTATTTTGTACTGCGCCAGCCTCTGCCTCAACAGTTACAACTGGTGCTACACCTGTGCCACCACCTGCGGTAGTTACCAAAGATGGTACGTTAATTGTCATACCTGATGCTGGCAGTGTGCCTTGTGAACATGCATCGATTGTTGGTGTGCCAAAACGTGTGTTTGTTACAAACTCAGTTAGATATTGAGTTGGGTTAAATGCTGGGTTAGTTGAAAATGAGTCATCTGCTGCAGCAATATAAAGCTTAGATTCATCGCTACCTAGTGCAGCTTTGATCTTGTGCTCTGTGTACTTCGCCATTGAGTTAATTGGTGAACGTACTGAAGTTGTAATAAGTGGTGCTGTAATTGTAGGGCGTGCAGCTTCTACTGTAGGAGTAGCAGCCTCTGCCTTTGCTTCTTGTGGCGCTGTTGCTAAATCTTCCACAGGAGCCTCGCTTTCTTTAGTTTCGATTGGTGTCTCTGCTTCGTTTTCACTAGCAGCAACTTTAGTTACTTGCGCAGCTGTAAATGCTGGGCTTTCTACCAGGCTAACCTCTCTTAGTGTTGCGCTGGTTACATATAAATACTCTTTTTTCTGTACGGACTTATTTACATCTACACCGACTGACAAACCATCGATTAATTGCTCACCAGCAAGGATTAAAGCATCTTGACCTTGCATAGATGCGCTGATCTTAAATGATGCGTAGATTCCGTCTTGCTCTTCGTTAAATTTTTGCATGCGACCTATTGGGCGTTCTGGTGAATGTTGCATAAGCATCTTGACCTTGCCAGGATCACCGATGTCGATTGAGCCTTTAGCAAATACGACCTTACCTACGGAAGTATTGCCTACCTCTTCGAAAGGTACGATCTTGCCAGCGATAACTCTGCGCTCTGTATCGGCAGCTTCTATGTGGCTACTGAATGTAAGTTTCATTATCTTCTTCTCTTCCGTTAGGTGTCATTTGTTCCATTTCTTTAGCTTCTTCTACATCGATTAAACCTAGATTTATCATTTTTTCTAATGCCTCTAGGCGCTTCATTGTGTCAGCTCTTAAGAATGATTCTTCTATAGCAAACTTAACTACATGGCCTCTAGGGGTAATATCATCCATGCTTAAACGATCTTCAATAGCACAGATAAACGGCTGTAGTGAATATGCTACAAACTCTTTGCGACCATCGATAATGTTTTGATAAGTCATGCTGTTATTCATGTCTGCGCTTATGTAATATGCAGGTACATTCATAGCTCTAGCAATTTGTGTTGCAAGATATTGCTGTGCTTCGTTATACATCATATCTTTAGGACTAAAGCCTGTGGTTTCATAAGATAATGTAGAAGTTAAATACGCTGTAGATCTATTTTGTCTGCTTTGCTTCCATTGTGCTAATAATCCTGATACTTGTTGCTCTGGTAGATCTGCGCCTGTGTTTTTAATGTAACCACTTGGCATTGGAGTTTGGGCAGATACAGCTGCGGCCTTTTCAATATCTAATGCGCTTTGAATTGTGCGTGCTGCGGTAGTTAATACACCTTGTGTTAGGCCTTGAAATGTG